CCTAACCCTTATGATATAATCGCATAACAATCAATCATAGGGTTAGGTAATGACTGAACTGTTGCTGCTTATTGGTATATCGCCGGTGGATCTATTTGTAATAGTGCAGCTGGCAACATTGATTTGCATCGGGATAAACATCAGAATGATATACAAGAGGAGAAACAAATCTGATGAGCTGAAGGGGGTTGGAGATGAGTCAAAACAGTAACACCATTGGTGCGGTTCTTACTGGAGGGTCTATAGGCGGTGGGCTTACTCAGTGGGTGACACAGAACTCAACAATCATATCTCTTAGCCTGACAGCAGTCTCATGCTTTGCTGGTGTTTTATTCCTATTTCTTAACTGGCGTGAAAACAAACGTCGAAATGATATAGCGCAAACAGCGCTTGATTCAAGGGGTGGTTAGTTATGTTACAAGCTAAGTTCAAAGATTTTATGGTGTGGCTTGCGGAGATTAAAGAAGAAATGGATCTTGGTGAGCTACCAGAAGACGACACAGCGGAGACATTAAATTTCGACGATTAACTGGAGAGTTAGAGTTATGAAAAGGATTTTGAATAACGCGGAAAGGTCGCTATGCACAAAAGCAGGATGCGGCCTTTTTTGTATCTGCCTGATTGTGGGTGGTATAATGGGTTGGTTATTATAGGTTTAGGTGATGAGTTATGAATAACTTTGAAATGACTGATGAGCAAAAGGAGTTGTTCGATAAGTTAACGCCACTTCAGCAAAAAGTAGCCGTTAACGTCATTTCAGGGATGAGTAATATTGATGCGTATGTTGAAGCTGGTGGCAAGTCTGAAACCAGAGAGTCTGGAGAGGCATCCGTAAGCCGCATGTTAAGGGATGTTAAGGTTAAGGCTTTCGTTGATAGTATGAAGAAAGAAGCGGTCAAATGTGCCGTTATGAGTCGTCAGGAGATGCTAGAGCGACTATCTAACCTTAGCCGTGTAAATATGTCAGATTTAATTGAGTGGCGCACAGGGCGATCTACGAACGCTGAGGGTGAGGAGGTTGAACAAACACTTTGGTCAATTAAAGAATCAGCCGAGCAAGACCCATATGCAATGGCATCAATTGCAGAGGTGACGGCGGGGAAAGATGGATTCAAGATTAAGCAACACTCACCATTGGCCGCAATGAAACAGCTTGCGGACCTGGCCGGATATAACGCAGCCAAGCAGGTTGAGGTTGCTCTAACTGATGATTTTGAATCGCTATTAAGCGACGCTGCTGATGACGAAGAGTGACGAGGTAGAGCAGGCTCTATATTACGTTTACAAATTCAACAATAGAGACCTTACAAAGCAAGAGTTCAAGAAGGCGGTAGGACTGAAGTTCTTCCGCCTTTGTGCGTTTTACTTCATTAAAGATAAGGACGGCAACAAAGTAAGATTCTCTCCTAACGTTGCGCAGGTTGAGTATTACAAGAATTCACACCAGAACGACATAATCCTTAAGGCTCGCCAGCTTGGGTTTACTACGTGGAAAATGATACACGACCTTGATAGTTGCTTATTTAAGAAAAATTTCTCTGCCGGGTGTATAGCTCACAACGATAAAGACTCGAAGGATATATACCGCAATAAGATCCGGTTCGCTTACCAGAACATAAAGCCATCAATCATTAAGCTGCTTGAGTCTATTGGCTACAAGCTCCCGACGCCGACAAATGATAAAGACAACGGCTATGTTTTCACTAATGGATCATCGATTGGCGTGTCAACCGGCTACCGTGGAGGGACTTTGCAATCGCTCCATATCAGCGAGTTCGGGAAAATATGCAAGAAGTACCCAGAGAAAGCGAAAGAGATTGTAACTGGTGCGTTTAACTCTGTCGGTAAAAACTGCACAAAGACAATTGAGAGCACAGCTGAAGGGAAGCAGGGATATTTCTATGATTATTGCCAGGCTGCTCAGAAACTAAAACAGCAAGGCAAGACCCCGGCATCGCTTCAGTTCAAGTTTCATTTCTTCTCATGGTGGATGGATCCGAATTACTTTATCGATGAGGATGTGGATATACCTTCTAGGCTGCTGGATTATTTTGACATCCTAGAGCACAAAAAAGGCATCAAGTTAACTGACGGGCAAAAGAAGTGGTACACGCTAATCGAGGCCGATCAAGGCGACGAAATGAAGCGAGAGTACCCATCCACACCAGAGGAGGCGTTTGAGCAGGCAATTGAGGGTGCGTATTACGCCAATCAATTTAAAGACATATACAAAGATGGCCGTATCTGCGATGGCTGGGGGAATGAAGCTGACGTATTTACAGCTTGGGATATCGGCGTTGGGGATTCGACATCTATTTGGTTCTATCAGCATGTTGGCGATGAAATACACGTGATCCACTACTACGAAAACTCAGGTGAATCGCTAGGTCATTACATAAAATACCTTGAAGATATTGGGGAGGTTAACGGTTGGCACTATGGTAAGCATTGGGCTCCGCACGATATAAACAACCGAGAGTTTGCATCCAAAGGTAAGACCCGCAAGGAGCTAGCTAAGGAGGGTGTTGAATATGGCGGTGTGACCTACTCAATCAACTTTGATGTCGCTCCAAAGTTGGGTATCGATGATGGCATAGAGATGGTAAGGCAACTACTACCTAAGTGCGTGTTCTTCGAAAAGGAAACGGAACGGGGCGTTAAGTGTTTAGAGTCATACCGCAAGGAGTGGAATGATAAGCTAGGCTGCTGGCGAGATAGCCCACTTCACGATTGGTCATCACACGGCGCTGATGCATTTCGTTACCTGGCGGTAGTTGAAAACCAGAGAAGCGCAGGCGGCTTCGTATTCCTGTAATCGACTCGCTAGAAACTAACCGCTCAAATCAATCGATTTTTCCCGTTATACAAATCAACCCGTATTGCTGATAATAGCTGTACGGGTTTTTTATTGGAGTGGAGAAGATGAACAAAGAAAAAGATACGACGGATATTTTAGAGGAGCTGTGCGAGGCATCTGATGATTGCGCATGGTCTCAATGTCGAGGTACTTCTGATGATACACGGAAGTCAGATAAAAACTTTGGCGCGGTTTGGAATAACGCTATCGAGTACTTTTCTGGAAAAGACTCAGCGATAAAACAACTCAATGACGATAAGGCGGAGCTTGCTGGAGCTCTTAGGCATATGATTGAAAGATGGGATGAATGCGAAATAAATCAGGCTGAGCATGGGGACCAGTGGCACGCCAGGAAGATTCTGAAGAAGCACGAGGAATCAATTGATGACTGACACCAAATCCCAAATTCTCTCAGAGGTAGAGTCAGAGTTAGGCCCAGGTTATGTCATGACTGTGGCTGATGCTATGGAGAAGTGTCCGACGCTGTCAAAGATGGTTGAGTTATCAGAAAAGTCAACAATAGTCCTCGATACGTCATGGTGGAGTGATAAGGATATCGAGAGTCTGAAGCAAAAACTTAAAGATAGCACTGGATGTCAATTCAAAATATTGGGAGTAAGTGATGATTGATTTAAATGAAGTGACAGTTGAGAATTTTAATTATTCGAATGTTAAAAAATGGATTGGTGATTACACGCACGCGGAAAAAGTTGAATTTGCGATTAATTGCGCAGAGCTTGTTATCCACCTTTACACAGGAAGCAGTGATGCGCCAAAGAAAGCAATTGAGGCTGCAAAGGCTTGGCTAAAAAAACCATCGGAAGAAAACAGGAAGGCTTGCAAAGCTGCTGCTGCTGCTGCTTATGCTGCTGCTGATTCTTATGCTGATTCTTCTGCTGCTGCCGCTGATTCTTCTGCTGCTGCCGCTGATTCTGCTGCCGCTGATTCTTCTGCTGCTGCCGCTGATTCTGCTGCTGCTGCCGCTGCTTATGCTGCTAGTAAATCCATTAAAGAAAAGATAATTGGATTCATCACTGGCAAGCACAATAAAGACCTAAAGCCACGCACAAAGGTTGAGTATGTGCTATGTGAGTTTAGTAGTTTATCTGATTTGGTTTTAGCGTGTGAGAATGGTGATAGCCTTTATCTTGAGCATGTTGAAACTAAAGAGAGGAAAAAGACTGATGTGTATGGTGCAATATCGATGCACCGTCATAACGATCCAATTTACCGCAAAGTCGAGCGTGAGGTTGAGTGGTATGAAGATATCCCAGCAGGTGGCGTGTTGTGCTATGTGTCTGATGCTCTTGATGACTATAAGCTAGTTATTAGCATTGCAGGTTACAAGGATTCCTTGTTGAGCAAGTTTGTTGATAACTCTGGCGGTAATTGGCGAACTGCGACCCCACTAACAAAAGCAGAAATCCAGAAACTAATGGATAACGCGCCAGAATAGCCCATAACACCAACTCAATGTATAATAGCCTCATTAACCGATGAGGCTATTATATGTCACTAACAGTCAACGAAATTACAATGGCCGCCAACTCTGCCGCTGAAACCATTGCGAGGCAGCGTATGATGTTGGCTGGGTCTAACATAAATACCAAACACACCCGCCTATATGCAGAATTCGGATGGATTGATCATCCTGTGTTTGAGCAATTCTATCAACTATACCGCCGCAACCCTGTAGCCCGTGCGATTATATCAAAGCTGAACAAAGGTACGTTTCAGACGATGCCACAGGTTATCGAGGGTGATATCGAGGATAGCGACGACGAGCGGTCTGATAATGAGCTCGCTGCTGATGACTTCCTGAAAACGTGGTGGCCAAAGATTCAGGATGGTGACAAGCGCAATCTGGTTGGTAAATACTCCGCGCTAATCCTGAGTATTCGTGATGCAAAAAAGATGGACCAGCCAGTAACTGGCGCATTAAATGAGTTCTCGATATTCCGTATCCGCCCTGTATGGGAAGACCAGTTAGAGCCCATAGAGTGGAACCAGGATGAGACTAGTGAGAATTACGGCGACGTGACCATGTACTCATTTACCGAATACAGCTCAGTCGCTGATAAGACAAACCTTGCCAAGCCTACTCGTCTAGTTAACATTCACCCCGACCGAGTGATCATTATCAACGAGGGCGTTGAGGACTATACGCTAGAGTCCGGTGAGTCGATGCTAGAGGCCGCACTAAACTCATTGATGGATATAGAAAAGGTCTCAGGCAGTGCAGCTGAGGGGTTAAGAAAGAATGCATCAAGGCAGCTAGCGATTGATTTTGACAAGGATACAGACTTCGGGCAAATGATGGCCGTTTACGGTGTCAATCAATCGGATCCTGACGCGGCAAATTTATTCCGCGAAAAGTTCAATGAGCGAATGGCTGTGCTTAATACTGGGGTTGACGGAGCAATTATAGGGAAGGGGATGAAAACAGATATTCTATCCGTAGCGCCAGCTGACCCTGAACCTACCGTAAAGATGCTAGAGCGCCATTCAATAGCACCGTCTGGGATGCCTTATCGCTCTGTTATCGGTAATGAAACAGGCGAACGAGCATCAACAGAGGATAACGTAGAGAAGAACAACGTATTCATGGCGCGTCAAACGGGGCATGTAAACTCAATCCTGACGAACCTATTAAGCCGAATGATGCGCTTTGGTGTTCTGCCTATGTTTGATTTCAGCTTCAAATGGCCCAACCTGAACGAAGCCAAGGATGTCGAGAAGCTTGAGCTGATGGAGAAGGCAATAAAAGTTGGAGTTGAAAGCACCAAGGCCTATGCAGAGCCGATTATCAAGCCAAACGAGATACGCGCACTTGGCCCCGACTCAATCAGAGAGCTGGATGAGTTTACCGACGAGCAAATGCAGGCAAGGGAAGATGCCGATGACGATATTAATCCAAGGGTGGAATAATGGTTATCCTTCCTCGAAACAAGAATGCTCCAGCTGGCTCCAAAACAGTCAGCAGTGCATTTGCTGTGCTGACCGAGAAGTACAAGGATATCAACCGGCAGATTAAGGCTAAGATACTTGCCATCCCGACAACTCCGGCGCCAGCAACAAACCAGTTCGTATTCATTAATGGTGGCGAGCCTATTCTGTATTCCGTGAATGCCGATGTTAGCTATGACATTGGAAGCTCATCGTACAAGCGACTACTGGCAGAGGTTGAGGCTATCATTGACTCGATACTGATGAGTGGCGGGAAGAGGAATTTATTCTTCTATGAGTTCCTTGAGACCGAATCCAAGCGCGGAACGAAGGATGCATTTAATAACCTGGCTGCGCAGTCGGCGCTATACGAAGAAAAGGCGTCGCTGATTAAGGTACTAACAAGCAAACCCTTTATAACAAGACTATCTATCGCTGAATCTGCATCATGGACTAGCTGGAAGGGGCTTGCAGAGAAGGCTAAGGGCGAGATTGCCAACATCCTGAAGGATTCAATCACTCGCGGCGTGTCGACTAGGGATGCCACTAGACTAGTTAAGGAAAGGCTCGATGTTAGCCGTAGTGACGCAAGGCGCATAGCTCAAACGTCGCTGCTTGGCGCGTACAGGGAGGCTAATCGCAAGGAGAATGAGCGAGCGGACGAGCAGTACGGCATTAGAACGGAAATGCTATGGACATCGGCCCTAATACCCACGACTCGACCTTGGCATGCATCAAGGCATGGGAGAATATACACAAGGGAGGAGGTTGAGGAATTCTATGCAGAGAGAGGCAATCGCTATAACTGTTACTGCGCCCAGACTGCCGTATTAATCCAAGAGGGCAAGCCTGTAATATCGCAGGTCGCACTCAAGAAGATGGATAAAGAGAAAAAAGCTTGGGATAAAACGCAGGTGAAGAAGAAAACTAAGGCCGCTTAATCGCGTCCATTTATTACTTTGTTGGCGCTGGTGGTAGTGGTTTCCAGTGGGTTATCATCGATACTGCTATATGATTTGGTGTGTACCCATGAAAACCATTATTCTTGGTGTACATCATCGTCGCCATTGCACTATCGGAATAGACCAGAACCCAATCGAAATCCGGATTAGGCAATCGCTCATCAACACTAATCCAACTATCGGCTCGGGTGTTCCATTGTTTCTTCGCTGTTTCGTAACACCATTCGTGATCATTATAAATAGCACCATCCGTGCGGGTTATGCGGCATGAATTACATTTCAATTGTACTTTTCTTGTCTTTGTGTGGTCATTACCAATGTATTTAACATCTATATCTTCACACCCGCAGTATGGGCAAGGTAGTAAATCATTTTTCTCTGTAGAACTCATCGTGTAACTCCTTTGCTTTTTTTGATCTTGCCTCCGATGCTTCTTCTAATGTGTCAAAGCACCCTAGGGAATATCTTTTACCGAAGGCTTGCACTCTGGCTCTGAATTTACCGTTAGGCATTAACTTTACGCCTTTGCGCCCCGTTGTGCTGTTTTTGTTAAGTTTCCTATTTTGTTGATTCTGGAATCTATTGCACAGCCTTAAGTTTTCTCTTTGATTATTTAGTTCATCACCATCTATGTGATCTACATGCTTTAATTCACTAGCCACTAATATCAATCTATGCATCTTTACTGTGGAGCCCATGATTACCGATTCTGCGTATCTGTCATAAACACTCCATTCAATAGATGAAAGCCAATCAAAGTCACAGTCAGAAACCAATATCGAATCGCCCTGCCTGCTCTTTATTTTTTTCATAAACCAAACCTTAATTACGCCCTTTTACTCACCTTAAATGGTCACAAAATAAATGCCAAACGGACACGGTTTTAAATCACTCATCAATCACCCCTTATTATCAATTGCGTTGCAGATCGCCCACGCAGCAATGAGCGTCATATTGAGATACCATATCTCATTTCGAACGCTGAACTCTTCTATAACATGACCCGCAATTATGACTAACGACAATATCATTGTTGCGATAATGCATACCTTTTGGCCGTTACTAATCATCACTCACCCCTTATTGCATAACCGACCTTAATTGGGTCGAAGTAAATGCGATTTCCATCACCATCGTAATGCCCGCCCCACCCACGCTGCCTTGCTTTTATCTTATTCCAGACGGAGCCTTTCTTTTTTCCATTCTTTCGATTGTTCTTTGATTTAGGCATCACTCATCACCCATAAGGTACTCAACAACATCTAAAGCAATGAACTTTGACTTCACGCTTTCCATTGTTTCGAGATCGATAACCTTAATCAGCTCGTACTCCTTATCGCCCACGCAGCACCCGCAAGTACCGTTACACGCATTAATCCCGCCGATGGTTTGTTTTTCGCCGTCAGAGTCAATTACCAGTGCCGCCTCTGTATCGCTCATATTTTTAAATATTGATGCGTTAACTTTCATAAATTCCCCTTAGTTGATAGCTCAATGGTAAGCCTGAGATTTGTGGTTGTCAATATCTAAATTAACCAATAGGTTGACATTAAATGTGCAAAGCCCATAATGGCTATATAAATTAAATCAGGAGGTAGTATGGATTTGGCTGAATCGGTAAGGGTTGGTCTGGCAAAGAAGCATAAAAGTCAAAAATGGCTTGCTGGTGAGTTAGGGGTGAGCGTGCAATTCGTTAGCTTCCTATGCACGGGCCGGAAAACACCAAGCGTTAGCATGATATCTGTGATCGCTGAGGTTTTTGAGGTGTCGGTGTCTGAATTTATTAAGTGGGGTGAGTAATGAATAGAATTGTATGCATAAAAAAGGATGAGCCCGTAACAACCTCGCAGATAATCTCTGAATGGACAGGCAGGGAGCACGCAAGAAAATGCTCAAGTGGTGAGGTTTCCGGATACGGGAACCCGCTATTTAGAGTTGATAAAATGGAGAGAATAGAGCTATGAACACACCGATGACAGGGCAAAGTATAATGAATCAGATTTGCCATCTTCTTAACATTGAGCAAGAGTCTGAGAGGATTATTTCACTGAAAATAAACGTTCCTATTGATGGGTTGGTGACTGTTGAGAAGGAGTTTGAGTGTACAAACAGGCAGGATATTTCAATTGTTGAGATTAGAGATAAGGGCGATCAGCATGGTAAGTACACGCCTGGTAAGTGCGAATACAGGCAAGACGACTAAGCCCTTCGGGGCTTTTTTTATATCTGCTGTTTAGTGATACAATATACAAAACCTAGGAGGAGTACTGATGAAGCGAAATATCCTTTTTTTCACTAACATCAAAAAGAGTCAAATCAAGAAGGTTAACGGCAACTACGTAATCAGCGATATCCCTATTACAGTAGATGACGAGGTAATGAATAAAGTCCATTACGACAAATCCGAGAACGCCAAAGGCATGAAGTCGATGATTGGCAAGCCTGTCACGCTGTCACATCCTCACGTTAACGGAGAGAATGTATCCGCAATGGAGGGTAATGGGCTTCGTGATTACTACTCTGGCGGGACTATTACCAGTACATCAAATAGTGATGGCGTCTGGTACGCTAGCGCTGAGATTAAAGAAAAGATCATGCGCGCGCAGGATGACGGCGATCGTTATGCGAATGCGCTTGATAACATGGATAACGTCGGTGTTAGTACCGGTCTTACTTTTGAGCGAAATGAGATAAGCGGTGTCAACGCAAAAGGTAAGGCATACACACGCCGAGCTGTAAATCAGAATTATAACCATCTGGCAATGCTTCTCGACGAGCGCCCAGCTGGCGGGGGTGCAACTGTGATGAGGTTTAACTCTGAAGACACAGACATTGTGGACCTAGATGAAATCATTGCAAACCGCAGCTCAGAACAATCAGATCCTGATGGTGCACTTATTAGCAAAATTTGGAATAAGTTGGTGAATGCTGTAAAATCTACACCAGATGGGCAGTTAAGCCCTGACACCAAATTAACCACCAAGGTGAGTAATCATATGAGTAAGTTTTTGGAGGCCTTGAACAAGGCTAATATCGACACTAAAGATATGACAGACGATCAGGTCTTCGAGGCTTATAATGCCATGAAGGATGAAGAGGCGAAAGCCAAAAAAGACGAAGATGAGACCAAAAAGAAAGACGAGCCAAAAACTAACGCCTCTGATGAGAAGTTAAACGCTCTGATTTCAGAGGTGAATTCTCTAAAATCTCAGATTGCAGACAACGCCGATGAGAAAAGGTCTGACGCAATCAAAACTATCATGGCGCGAAACAGTTCATTTGCAGAAGATGAGCTAAAAGAGTTTCCAGAGTCTGCGATTAATAAGCTGCTTGCTGAAGCTCAACCGGCCGCTGGTCTTCTTGGTGGTCGAATGCAGGCGAACGCATCAAAAGACGAATTAGACGATTACATTCCGGAGTAAGGGGAAATCATGGGACGCTATAACCGAATCAATTTAGACGGTAAGAGCATTACCGAAACGGCACTAGTCGAAGAGGCAACCCTTCCTGGCTCAGTGGTAGTTTACAACTCAACAACAACCAAATATGACAAGTTCGCTACAGCAGGCGGCGGATCTGGCATTCAGTTATACGTAACTCACACTGACAATCTTGTCGGTGAGACATCAGATACAGCTGTTGCTGCTGACACGACTGGTGTATTCGAGTACATCGAAAAGGGCCGAGAGTTGGCTGTCCTTGTTGATGCGACTTCCGTTCTAGTGAAAGACTCTCCGCTAACTCCTGGAGCAATCGCGGGACAACTTAAAATCGGCACTCCCGCAACAGATCATATCGTTGCATTCTCACAAGAAACATACACCGTCGGTGCTAGTGCTGAACTAGTCCGCGTTCGTGGCGCATAGGAGATAAATAATGCAAGTTAACTGCATGACATTCAACAAAGCGGCTATCGAATCGGATCGTCGCACTAAGGCTCAATTTAACGAGCTGAATTCAATCCGTAAATTTCACAACATCGATCAGAAAAATATTCTCGGCGTGTACGGGAATGCAATGGATGAAGTCACGTTCCAAAAAAATAGCGCCGGTATTCTGACTCGTGACTGGTGGCGTGAGGTGGACAATGTTATCACTGAAGTGCGTGACCATGATCAGGGGCGCGAGTTCGTGACCGACTTGATGGGCGTTGCTAGTCCGCTGCCAATCGGCAAGACCGTGAAGTTGTACACCAATGGCGGCGACATTGAAGGCTCTGTTGAGCGCTCGATGGACGGTCACACTCCAACGGTATTTGACTACTTGGAGACAGAAACTGACGGCGACCCTGTTCCTATCTTTAGTGCTGGTGTCGGCATTAACTGGCGTCACTGGTCTGGACTCGAAACTGAAAACGTCGATCTACTAACATCATCGCAGCGACGCAAAACCGTCAAAGTAATGTCTGACATTGCGGATTACTTCCTTGATGGCGATGCTAAAATTAAGGAAAAATCATACGAAGGCCAAGGCATTCGAAACCACCGTCACACCAAGAAGATTAATCTCGGTGCTGGTGGTGTTAATATCAACCTAGTTACAGCGACAAATGACGAAATTATCGCGTTCTATACAAAAGATTTCGCAAAAGAGCTTGATGATAACTATGTCGCATTCGTTGATAAGATGTGGGTAACGCCTGCCCTTGGTCGTCGCCTTTCTGAGCCGTATTCAAAGTCTGGCGAGTTTAAAGAAGGCACCCTTGGTGACTATATTCTACGCTACGGTCGCATCAAAGAGTTTAAAGTTACATTTAAACTGACTGGCAAGGCTGGCGATGGTAATGAGTTCTTCTGCTACGTTAAGAACAAAATGTTTATATCTCCACTTGTCGGCGCATCTGTTGGCATGGTTCCAATGGCTCGAATGAACCCAATGGATAACTATAACTTCCTGATCTGGGGCGCGATGGGACTCCAGATTCAGGGTGATGTGAACGACCGCGGTGGTGTGTTCTACGCGGCAGACTTGGATTAATTATGGCTAAGTACGAGGTTGTAAAGCCTTGGGGCCATCAGGTTAGCAAGGGTGATATTATCGACACAGATAATCTTCACCCATCGCTTAAGCCTCATGTCCGAGAGGTCGCTGAGAAGGCTTTCGAGGTGCAAACACCGAAGCGAAAACCCAAAAAGAAAGCTGAAGATTAAATCAAGCCCCGCCAAGTGCGGGGTTTTCTTTATGTGTGATAGAATAAATTAAACAACCAGGAGGAAACACAATGGCAACTATTCCAGTATTAGATTTATCTGAATCCGCTCAGAATTCGGTGATCCCGCTAGACCTATCAACCGGCCCGCACACGTGGTCATATAAGAACGGCTCATTCACACTGTTGGTTAGCAACGGGGATGTGGCAAGCATTACTGTTAACATCCTCGGTGCTGGTGTTACAGCTCACGATTGCGCAAATGTTGGCTCTATCGATCTATCTAGCGGAAAAGATATCACCTGTGTAAACGGTGAGGTGACTAGCGTTCAGCTTAATCAAATCTCGGCATATTTTGGTGATATTGGGAACGAGGTAACATTCACAATCACAGGGGCTACCAGCCTATCAACCGCATACATCGCAAAGGTGTAACAGGCAAGGTTATTTGCTATCATCAAGAAGCACAGGGAAGTGCTATCTAAAATGGTTGCCGTGGTAATACGCGGCATCCCCTCTAAGGAAATGAGGTTTTACAATGGCAAAACGAACGTACTTCAAAGACCCTTCTGGGAATACCGTCATTCCCGTTTCAGATGATTCCTTTTATACCGACCTACTATCAGTATCAAACGATGTTGCTGATGTGTACCTGTCATTTTACTCCGACGCATCCGGTGACACTCCTGTTACCCCTACTGCAGGTACAGTTTCAGCGTGGGGCGAGTACGAGTCAGGGTTCTGGCTTGAGGCTGTAGGTGATAAGGTTTTGGCCGCAAACGTTTCACCACCAGACGCGGCTTATACTCCGCAGACAATTAATGGGTGCACGGTTCGGGCTAGAGTTGATCTCCTCGGAGTTACCGGAGCTGCTTACTTCCGCGGCTATGTATTCAAAAGGAGTTAATATGAGCTACCCAGGCGTTACACCAAAAGGGCTTTATTCAGGCGAAAGGGCGGTAACATCACAGTCTTACACGGAGGCAAATATAAAGAACGGATCCCAGTTTGAGGGCTCGGCGGATTTCGGAACGGTAGCAACGGCGACCGAGCTGAAAACCGTGTTTCTAACTGGCGCGCTGCCGGTATCGCTAAAAGGAAGGACTGTAAGCTTTACGGGGGAAGGTGTTCAAGCGGAGGTATACAAAGCGCCCGCTTATACTGGAGGAAGCCCAGCAGCATACCAAAACGCAACGGATATATCACCGAACATTGGTTTGTCGCAGATAATTGTGGGTGCAACTATAACCAATGATGGCTCACTACTGTTCGCGCCGATATACGCGTTCGGCAATGCGTCAAATCAGGGAAAGGGTGGGGTGTTAACACTTGTTGAGCCTGAGCACATACTGGCCCCAAATACCGCTTACATGCTCAAGATAACAAGCTTGGATTCTGGAAACCAAAGGATAGCTTCTCACCTTTCGTGGTATGAGGGTGAACTTGATCTTCCTTTGCCATAAGTAAAGCCCGTCATTTTCGACGGGCTTCTTCTTCTATTTCTCTATCTCTCTTAACCCGACGTAGGAATTCTTTAATTATCGGGTTGGCTGGCATTTTCTAGTAATTCTGTGTTTTGATGGATATTGCCTTTGCGATCGTAATCAAGTGACATCTGAATAACACAAGATAAAGTAACAACCCCGCACCAATCACTTAGTACACCTTCAAAAGAAACTCCGTGATAAGGGTCTATAATTACTTTTGCAAGACCATACCCATCAACAAGGTAAAGATCACCCTCGTAAACCTCAACACCGTTTGTGTCTTTAAGTCCGGTGTATTGCCTGATCTTAATTTCAACCCCTCTATATGACCCAGCAAAACCATCTTCGACGTAGCAAAAAAGCTTAAATCCATCAACATGGAATTGGAGATTGAAGTCAGGGTCTTCGTGCAATTCTTCTTGCGTCCAAACTTCATCATCAACAACAAACTCAAACTTAATCTCTCTCACAACTCCCCCTTACTCAACTCACCAACAACAATCGCCGCACCTGCAATACCTGTAAGCACAGCGGCCAAACCTAGTAACAACCACGCGTTATTTTCGTTCATTAACAGCCCTCATTAACTGTTTGCCAAGATACTCTGTATAAGCCGGTGGTATTGCTTGAGCTAATTCTTTTTGCCCTAACCAACTAATCCCCATGGCCTCCCTGGCAAATGGCACTCCTGAGAAATGACCAACAACCTGAATAAACTCACCATCTTTTGGAGCTCTCCCCATTTTTGCATTCTTTGCAATGTGCTCTGGATGCTCTGGAACAATCAGTTCAATATTGCTTTCAAACAATCTATGGCGGTATGTCTTAAGTCCGAACATCCCACCGCACAGCATTACCGGATCAATGAGTGGCGCGTCCATTGTGTTTTCGATTATCCAAGGCTTGTCTCCAGCCTCGTTAAACATATCCCTAACCCTTTCGATAAAGCATTCGTACACTTTCCCTTTAGCCTTGTGCGTCTTTGTTGACTTGGTGTTATTTTGGCATGGCGGGCTTGCGTGCCATGCATCAAACAAGTGATGATTCTTCTTAAAAAACTCAATAGCATCATCTTGTATAAACTTAAACGGGTACTTGGGCTGAGGGTTTATATCAACACCCCAAACCTCGAAACCAGCATCAGCATAACCTTTGCCAGCCCCGCCACCACAACAAAATAAATCAACTAAAATTGGCTTACTCACAAAACCCCCGCTACAATCATCAATAAACCCTTTGCAAGTAGTAACACCATTGATCTAATCATGAGTTGCCTTTTGCTTTCTTTAAAGCCAGCTCTGCTTTAGATACGATATTGTTGTAATCATCATCGTAATACTCACAGGGAAAGTTCATACCAAGAACCGACTCCAAAGCCTCAACAAGTGCGTCATGGCTGTTTATCGCTTTAGCTGCGGACTGACAGTGACCAGCATATTCAAACACTGCGATTTTTGCGCCATCCTTAGTTTGAAGCCTTATTTCATCCTTTCCATTTTTAACATTAATCCCCTCGTGGGATACCAACTCACAACCACCAAAACATTTCATAAAATCAACTCCAAAGCCCTACCAATAACCAAACCATAACCACACGCACAAAATGCAGTCGCTAAATACTCAACCAGTAGTGAGTATTGATTCATTTTCAGCCTCCAACTTTTTGATTAGGCAGGTAGCGGCGGCGCGTAGTGGGTTATTGTTGAACGACGTATACTTAGTCGTCCAGCCCATTCCGATAGAGCCATCTATAAGCGTTTTTGCAAGATA